TGTTTACCAAGATCCGCGGAACATGGGCGAAGTCGAGCGAGATCAGCGAAGAACAGATGCTGAAGCAATTCGAGTCGATCGACCTGATGATCCTCGATGAAGTCGGCCTTCAGCGCGGCACCGACGACGAGCAGCGCACCCTGCACGAGCTGCTAGAGGCTCGCCGGCTCAATTGCAAGCCGACCATCATGCTTACGAATCTGAACGTTCCGAGCCTGAAGGAGTACATCGGCGAACGCTTCATGGATCGGCTGAAGGAATCCGGCGTACTCGTCAAATTCGAATGGGAGTCGCACAGGCGCGCATCGCGCGACGTCGGCGGACTCGACAACCTGGAGGCAGCATGAGCATGGCCGTTATCACCGCATACCTCGACGACAAGCCGAACGGCGCAACGCCCGAGGAAATCGCCGACCAGACCGGAACCTGCATGTACAACATCAGCCGATCCATCGGCGTGATGCTCACTCAGGGCCGCGTACAGAGCTTAGGAGACGATCCGAAGAAGCGCATAGGCGTCGTGTTCACCTTGGTCAAGAAACACCGTGAGAGCGTCTACAAGGGCGCGGAAACGCTGGCAGCAATGCAGGCTCTGTGCCGTGCGCGGCTGATGGGCCAAGTATTGGAGGCCGCATGAGTCCCGCTCTCGTCTGGTGGATGTTCTTCAACGTCATGGCGCGCGGCTGGTCGGTCCCGGCGCCGAAGCCGGATGTGGCAGAACGCACGAAAAATATCCAATAAACGCTTGCACTATTGATACTGTCGTCGTATTCTTTAGTCACAGCAGCACACAACCACAAAAACGGAAAGGAACCGAATCATGACTCTGAACCAAGCGCGTAAAGGCTTATTAAGCACGATCTCAGCATTTCGCCCGCAGCAGGCTCCTGTTGCGCGTAAAAATTTGTCCGCCATTGATCCGATGGTTGGCAGCATTCCGCAACCGGCCTTCATGGCCGAGTTGCGCAAAGCCGGCGACGAGCACCTTTGCCCGATCACCGAGCTTGTCGAGATTCACCGCCAGTCGCAGATCTCCGAGAAGGTCGCCGACATGTACGCCCTTCTGATGAACCTGGACCTGGAATGGCCGGTGTTCGCTGCCAAGTATCCCGAAGCCGCCGCCGATGGCTGGCTTGCCCTCCTTGTGAACCGTGCGCGCGTCCTGCGTGACCAGATCGACGAGATCAGCCATGCGAACCGTAATTGATTGGGCGATCGCCGCACTGATTTGCTTCGGCGGCAGCGCCTGGGCGGCACACGAAAACATTCGGTTGCTGACATGAGCGGCGCCGACTGGCAGCAACAAATCGAATGCGAAGAGCAGCAACTTTACGAGCAAGAGCGAACAGGAGAAGCAAATGAGCATCGCAACTTTGATTTTGGGCGAGAGCGGAACCGGCAAGAGCACTTCCATGCGCAATCTCGATCCGGCGCAGACCCTTTTGATTCAGACCATTAAGAAGCCGCTGCCCTTCCGCGCAAAAGGCTGGTCGTACCGCACGAAGGAAAACCCGGCCGGAAACATCTTCGTGACCGACAAGGCCGACCAGATCATCACGCTCATGAGCAAGACGCAGCGCAAGGTCGTCGTGTTCGATGACTGGAATCTGATGATGACAAACGAGTTCATGCGCCGCAGCGCTGAAACCGGGTTCCAGAAGTTCAGCGAGATCGGAAAGAGCGCATGGGACGTGATGATGTCCGCCTCCGTTCTGCCTGACGACGTGCGCGTGTACTTCCTCGGCCATGTGTCGACAGACGAGCTCGGGCACATCCGGGCCCGCACGATCGGCAAGATGCTCGACGAAAAATGCCCGGTCGAATCGCTGTTCACGATCGTTCTTCGCGCCGCGCTGATCAACGGCCGGCACATCTTCAGCACGCAAAACAACGGCTCCGACACCTGCAAGTCGCCAATCGACATGTTCGCCGAGCATCACGTCGACAACGACCTGGCAGCAGTCGACGCAGCAATCACCGATTTTTACGGCATCACCCAACTGGCTACGGCCTAACCAAGCGAACCAAAGGAACGCACATGTACGCACTCAACAACGAATCCGCGCAAGCAGCACGCAAGGCCGAACAGCGCACCAGCTTTATCGACGAGAAAGGCAAGTACGTCGGCACGTTCACGCGCGCCGAAGACATCACCGCATCGAGCGGCACGCGCGGCATCGCCTTCACGTTCGAGACGAACGAAGGCCAGAAGTCGAACTTCTCGATCTACACGATTAAGAAGGACGGCGAGAAGCTCGGCGATTACGGCACGTTGATGGCGCTTATGACCGTCATCGGCGTGCGCGACATCAAGCCGGCGGCGGTCGTCTCGACGGTATGGGACAAGGAAGTCGGCGGCAACGTCCAAAAGACGCTGACGCAATTCCCGGAACTGCTGAACAAGCCGATCGGCATCCTGCTCGCAATGGAGGAATACGAGAAGCGCGACGGCAGCGGAACCGGCTGGAGCGCGCGTCTCAATGCAGTGTTCCAGGCCGATACCGAACTGACGGCCGCAGAAATCCTCGATCGCAAGACGAGCCCGACGAAACTGCCCCTGCTGGTTGCCGCTCTGCGCGATCGTCCTCTGAAGAAGTCGGCAGTGCAGCAGTCGTATGTGCCCGCACCGGCTGGCGATCAATTCGACGACGATTCGATCCCGTTCTGATAACGACAACGCGCCGCTGGCCTAGCTGGCGGCGCACAGGGGAATCTCATGGAGAGCTTTAGTGAGTGGTTTCCGAAGCACGTTACGCCCGTTCACGTCGGCGCATACGAAGTAAGGCTGCGAAAGAACGGAATTCTAGTGAAGTGGTATTCGTGGTGGACAGGCTCACGCTGGAGCCGCACCGCATTGACGCCGGAAGGCGCCGAGTCCTGCAAACATCACCCTAGCGCACAGGCCATCATGAACGATGGCTTCGAGTGGCGCGGCAAACTGGAGAAAGCATGAGCGATTACAGAAAGATTCAGACCAGCGCCGAAGTATGCGCCGTCATCCGTGCCAGACACAACGCCGACATGACGGTATTTGCAACCTTCAGCGACCCGGATGGCACGTTTAACGGCGCCCCAGGTGAGCGCGGCCGGATGGATACTGCGTATGGCCTAAAAGGATGCGATTGGCCGTTGATCGAATATCGCACGACTTGGCTTATCGATCACGAGAAGCCATACAAGCGCATCAACGAACAACACGAATACTGGCTCTGCATTCCAATCGGAGACTGAAATGAACAAGTTATTCGCAGACATCGACAGCGCTGCAGCTCGAGCGCAAGCATTCGAACACGTTCCCGTTACGCAGGTCCCACTCGACGTGATCCGCGAGCAGATCCGCCAGGCTGAGATTGACATCGCGGAGAGCACCATGCGCCGTGATGCGCTTCGCCTGATCCTCGATCTGCGCGAGCGCGACGAGCTTGAGCGCACGCGGAAGATACTAAGAGGCGTCATCTGCAATAGCTAAATTTTATACGTAAGTGATCCAGTAATCGGATATTTTCGCGCTATTATTGCTAAACAGATGCAGTGAACGGATAACAAGGAACCGAAATGAACGCGCCTCTGTACCAACTAACCGGCGAATTGCTCGCGATCCGCAACGACCTGATGGACGCAGGATTCGACGACACGACGATCGAAGACACCTTGGAAGGCTGCGCTGAAGACTTCGACAAGAAGGCTGTCGGCTGCGCCCTGATCTCTCGCGAACTGGCTGCCAACGCGAAGATGATCCGCGATGCTGCAGCAGAGCTCGTCGAACGCGCACGCAAGATCGAAGCGCGATCCGAGCGCCTGGAAGGCTATCTGCAAACGAACATGAAGACCGCGCAGCGCCTTCGCATTGAAAACCCGTTCGTGACGATCGCATTGCGCGAAGGCCGCGACGAGTCGGTCGAAGTGATCGACCTCGCCACGCTGCCGCTCGAATTCGTCCGCATGAAGGCGGAAGCGAATAAGACCGAACTGAAGAAGGCGCTGAAGTCGGGCAAGGAAATCGAAGGCGCCCGCCTGATCGTCAAAGACCGTCTCGAAATCCGCGTTTAACCAGAGAACCGCCATGTCCACCTCAATCACCATCTTAGCCAACGCCTACATGGAAGTTGCCTGCATCGATCCTTGGCTGGCTCCCCTGCTGCGACATTACGTGATCCGCAGGACGGTGGACTACTCGCGAGTCTGCTGGTGCTGACGCAAGAGCAATGCCTCGCGTCGTTCATGGAAGCAGTGCGCGACGGTCGACGCGGACAGTACGTGAGAGCCGGTGAGATCGTCGAGCGAGTGCGGCAGAAGGCTGGCGATCAAGCGGCAGAGACGGCGAAGACGGAAATCTGGAAGTACATAAAAAGCGACAAGAAAGCATGAAAGAGATCCAATTGACGCGCGGCCTGGTCGCCCTTGTGGATGACGAAGATTTCGAGGAGTTATCGAAATTTAAGTGGTATGCGAACCCGAGAGGATATGTGCTTCGTAACGTTCCGCGCGCAGAAAACAACGGTGTGCGCGGCATGGAATACATGCACAGACGCGTGAAAGGCCTCCGTGCTGGCGATGGCCTCGACATTGATCACATTGACGGCAACAAGCTAAACAACCAAGGAGGCAATTTGAGGATTGCCACCCACGCGCAGAACCTTCGGAACAAGCGAAAAACCAAGCAGAACAAGTCGGGGTTCAAGGGCGTCTCATTTTGCAAAAAGACAATGAAGTGGCGATCGCTCATTGACGCGTCAGGAAAGCAATACCTGCTCGGATACTTCAATACTCCAGAGGCCGCCCACAACGCATACAAAGCCGCAGCCGAGCGACTGCATGGCGAATTCGCAAATTTCGGCTAATAAGAATGACAGACCAAAACTTATCAGGAATGGCGCAGTTCCTTACTTTGCCCTTGCCGCCGTCGGTGAACAATTACTGGCGCAAGTGCCCGCGCGGGATGTTCATAACCCCGGCCGGCAAGACCTTCCGCCAACGCGTCGCAGAGATCGTCGCCGAGCACAACGCGATCAAGTTCGGTTCCTCGCGCCTGTTCATGGCCGTCAAGCTGTCCATGCGCGATCGACGGGCGGCAGACCTCGACAACCGCCTCAAGGCGCTCAATGACGCGCTGGAACATGCCGGCGTGTTCGACGACGACGAGCAGATTGACGAGCTGTTCGTGACGCGCGGGCCGATCGTCAAGGGCGGCCAATGCACTGTAATGATCGCGAGGGCGTGACATGGATAAGGTCACGATCTTTCTCAATCGCACGAACCGACGCCTGGCAGCGGATGCCGTACACAGTCGCCCCGACGGTCATGTGCTGGTGCTGCAGGAGCCTACACGCACCGTCCGCCAGAACGCATTGCTTCATAGCCTTTTCTCGCAGATCGCAAGCCAAGCCGAGTTCCACGGTCGACGCCTGACGCCGACGCAATGGAAAACGCTTTTCATCAGCGGGCACGCGGTTGCGACTGGCATCGGCTCGGACATGATTCCCGGCCTCGAAGGCGAGTTCTGCAACATCCGCGAGAGTTCGGCGCAGATGGGCGTCAAGCGGCTTAACAGCCTGATCGAATACACGTTAGCGTGGGCGGCAGACAACGACATTCGGATCGCAGCAGATCCGGGATATGAAGGATTGGCAGCATGAACAAGAGAAACTCACCTGGTCCGGATTCGAAGCGCTACGCGAATCGGCGCGCGATCCTCGCACTGTTGCAAGACCAGCAGCTCACGCCCGACGATCTGGCGTTCTATGTGCCAATCACTCCGCACAATATTCGCTACAACCTGCGTGCGCTGAAAGAGCAAGGGCTTGTGCGTATCTGCGGATGGTCCGAGCCGAACGGCAGCGGTTTAGTTCCGGCGATCTGGACGGCCGGCAGCGGACCTGATGCAAAACCGCCGAGCAAGAAGAAGCGTCGAAGCGCGACGTGGCAGCGCCATTACGCTAAAAACAGGCAAGTCTACAGGGCCCGCTATGCGCTCAAGAAGGGCATTGCGCCCAATCCCTTCGCCGCGCTGCTGGATCTGGCGCGATGAAGCGCTCCGCACCGATGAAACGAACCGGCTTCAAGCGCCCCGAGCCGAAGCCGTTCGCGCTGGCCGATCGCAAGACAACGCTTCGCAGGAGAGCGAAGAAGCCGACTGTCGAGGAAGGCTCGAAGTATCTGGCAGCGTGCCGCGGCGAGACGTGCTATCTGCGCGAGATCTGCCTCGGGGATGCCTCGCCTGACATCGTTGTGCCCTGCCACAGTAACCAGAGCAAGCACGGCAAAGGTGGCGCCAAGAAGGCCGATCACATCTACACCGTGCCCGGCTGCTACTGGTGCCACACCTGGCTCGACCAAGGGTCGGCGCCGCGAGAAGAAAAGTTCGCGGCATGGGATCTCGCATACGAACAATGGGAGCCGATTCGAGCTCGCAAAATGAACAAGGAAGTAGCATGAAAAACGTAGCCTTTTCCGCTGGCCGCCAGTCCGAAACAGTCTCGCAAGAAGAACTGATCTCCGCGATGGTCGAGAATTACGAATACACGCAAGACCAGGTGATGAACCTGCTTCACGACCGCCCGCGAGCTGCTGTGCGCGATACCCTGCATGCGCTAGTCGAGCGCGGCATCGTGTGGCGTAACGCCAGCCAAGCGCGCGTCAAATATGCCTTACTTGAAGGTGAGCAACTTCGGGAAGCAGTCGAGCGCAAGACGACGCGCGGAGAAACGCCCGCATGGATGAAAGCGACGCTCACCGGCTACGAAGCGGAGAACGCGCGGCATCGTGAACTTTGCATGACGGTTCGGAAATAGTTGATTTAGCGCTTGCGTGAGTGATACTGCCAATGTAGTATTACTCCTGTAGCTGGATCACTCACCAACCGGAGAATGAAATGCGCGATTACCAATTCAAGACGATCAGCAACGACAACGGCGTGTATTTGGTCTGCAAGTTCTACCGCAGCAGCATGGGCGAATGTCACGTTGGCTACATCAAGATCGCAGCTCGCGACGAAGCATCTGCCGTCAGTATCGCAAAGCAAGCAATCTAAGCACCAAAGCCCGCATCGACGGGCATTAAAAAATAACAACGGAAAGGAAGCCACATGCACACGCGAGACCATTTCTTATTACGCCCGTCCCGATACGTGGCCGCCATCTTCGAACACGACCGAGCCAGGTTATAGCGCCTCGGTCGTACTCAAAGCAGACAGACACTGTG